TTTTGGTGGACACGCACGGACTCGAACCGTGGACCTCTTGCGTGTGAAGCAAGCGTGGTAATGTTAAAATCCTTGAAAAATAAAGGTTTTCGGCGTTTTTTGTTAGACTTTTGTTAGCAACCGTCAGAAAATCAGGTTAAATCAGGTATGGCGAAAAGCTATTGAAATTTTCTAAAATCGTGCTATAATGCAATAAAGAGCCTCCGGCTCTATATCCTATTTCTTGTGGCTCTCGGTCAGACCGAGGGCTGCTTTTATACCATTTTGCCAGCGTCGGCAAAATGCTGTTTTACTGTCCGTTTTATTGCCTTGGCTATGCGAATACGTCTGCTACAATCAAATTAAAAAATCTTTTAAAAAATTTCTTAAAAAACTGTTGACATACCACGCATTGCGTGGTATAATTTAATCACAGTGAAGGACGAAATCGAAAGGAGCTAACGCCATGAAAGAGTACGGAGCGTTCAAAGCAACTGATTTTAGCAAAAAGCAGATAAATGTTATTTTTGCGAAAGCGAAAAGTGGCGAGCTTAAAATTGAAAAGTGGTATATGTCAGAGATGTACACTATGGCGGACTTCTATGGATATGACGACAATGGTAGCGCGGCAGCATTCAACGATGAAGTCGTGAAGCTTCTCGATGCCGTTTTTAGCGGCGAAATCGAAAAGGCGCAACAGATGATTGATAGCTTTGAGGACAGTAATTATTCGAAAAAATCTCGAAAGAATCAGGCGAAATGTGACAGAACGATTTTTGTCGCATAATCAAAAATAAAGGGGTATGTTTATGAAAATCATTAAGTTCTACGCAGTGAAAATCAAAAACGGGAAAGAGGTTGACCGGGTTGAAGTTGGAACGGCGAGAGTCGACCCCGAAAATGTTCGTATAAGTGCTGAAAAGTACGACGGATTCAAGCGCGCAGCACGGAAGCTTCTTCAAGCAAATAAAGGCGAATATGTACGCCTGGTGACAGAAGACGGTAAGATCGACACGTTTGGCGGATATCCAGCAAGCGGATTCCTGGGGGCGGTCAAGTTCGATTTCAAGAAGACATTTTCTGATGAGCTTCACTCGCTGGTTCAAAAGTCCGGTCTTTCGCAGCGCGCCTTCGCCGAATCTATTGGCGTTCCGCTCCGCACGCTTGAAGACTGGCTCGCGGGAAAAAGAACCCCGAACGACCTCACCAAAGAATCTGTTTTGAACCGAGCGTCTGAGCGGCTTGGTAATCAATAAAAAACAAAACGACCGGGCAGAGGAAAATCCCCTGCCCGGTCGTTTTTTAGTCGCAAGTTGTAAGCAAGTTGGTTTCAAAACACGCGCAAAACGCACGCAAAACGCACTCCAAACGCACGCCAAACGCACGCAAGTTATCCGCAAGTTACCCGCGAGTTAAATCATGCCGAGAAGCTTGAGCACCGCCACGATGATACCCTCGCCGTAAAGCCCGAGCTGATTAAGCAGATTGAAAATGATAGCTGTTATCATCACTCCGCCTCCTCGTCCGTGCCCGGATCTTCAATCGCCGAGCCTTGCTCGTGGAGATATTTGTCCGCAGTCTGTGCCGCCTCCGTGAAGCTGTTATTTTTCCAATAAGCGGAGATACCGACGAGCACCGAGAACACGACGCTGACGATTGTGTAAAGCTCATTGTAGTCCGCAGGAATCGGAGCTTTTCCGGCTGCGGAAAGCGCCATGTTGACGAGCGAGATAATCAGCAGGATGCCGCGCACCCATGTGCCGACCTTGACGTTGCCGATGTTTGCAAGTATGTCTTTGATTTTTGCCATTTTGATAGCCTCCTAAAATATGTTGTCTATGCCCTGCGCAGCGAGAAAATCCCGCTGTTCGTGCTTTATTTTTGCGGCGTAATTAAGCGCCGCGTGCATATCGCCGTTGCAATGCGCGTCCGGTATGCGTTGTACGGCGCGGGCGGTCGCTTCGCTGACGGCAAGCGCGGCGTTTGTACTCGCGAGTAAGTTCTTTTCAAAAACTTTTCGCGAGTTCTCCTGCTTTGTGCGCTCCGCTTCAAGCTTTGCTTCTTCCGCTTCGCGGGCTTTTTCGCGTTTTGCATTTTCTTCTGCACGTGCGGTTTCGCATTTTACAATACTGCGCTCCAAAAGCCACACAAAAAAGCCGACAATGGCGACGGTCACCGCAGACGGTATTCCGCATATCGCGGCGAGTTCTCCTACGGTCATCCGACTACCTCCAGATATTTGACGGCAACCCAGCTCGCAATATCCGTCAAACGCGCTTCCCGGACTCCGTCGTTTGTCTGTATTTTGCCGACGGTGTGAGTCCTTGTCAGCTGCGCGTTGGGGACAATCGAGCCTCGTGCCGCCGTCAGTCCGCCGTAGGTCGCGCCGGGCTTTATTTTGACCTTGCTGCCGACAGTTATTTTTGCAGACGACTGCAAAACAGTAAGGTCGGCGGTATAGACCCAGCTGTTTATCTCTTTGAGCAGTGCCTTGTTTCCGCTGACCGATTTGACCGTGTGCTTTTTAAGCTTGACCCACATCGGTATCTTCTGCCCGGTGGCGTACTTGCTGCCCTTTATCTTGACGATATCGCCCGCTCTGACGGTTGCCGACGCAGGCTTGTCCTCACTCGGCTTGACTGCCGGAGCGGACTTTTTCTTTATGCCGTAAAAATCGGCGATAGCCTTGACGATAGCCTCTGCGCACTGCTTCTGTCCTGCGGCGGTCTCGACGTGCTTGCGGTCGCTCGCTGTATCAATAAACACGGTCTCTATCAGCAGAGATTCGCACTTGCACGAGCGGACAAATCCAAAATAGTCCGTGCCGTTTGACGGGTTGATTTTGACCTTTGCCCCTCTGTCGCGGATGCCAAAAGTATTAGCTATGCTCTTGCTGATTGTTCCGGCGAGCTTCTTGCCTGTCGAGCTCTTGTGCTTATAGTAGACCTCGCTCCCTGTGCCGCCTGCGGCGTTGAGGTGGATCTCCATCGCGAGGTCATAGCCGTGTTTGTTGACATGTGCTATGCGCTCGGTCAGATAGAGCGTCGCGTCATAGTTTATGACATCAGCTTTGCAGTCGTAGCCTTTAAAAATCTCGCCTATGTACTTGCCGATTTCGCGACCGATTTTAAACTCCTGATAGTTCCCACCGAGAGCGCCGCTGTCATACCCACCACGCGCCGATTTTCCGTGTCCTATCGAAATACAGATTTTCATATTTATACCTCCTCAGCTTTAATGCACTTGTTTTCCCACTTTTTGTAGGCGTCCAAATAGAGTTCCTGCTTGTCCCCGTTGTATGTTATCTCATAGTACATACCGTCAAAAAGCGTTGTGCTCGCCAAAGCCTTGCTGTTCTGTAAGGTTTTACACAACCACACAATAAAAACATCGTTTTCCGTGATTTCCTTGCAATCGCTTTTATCTAAATGAGCGTTTGCATACTCTGCAACGATACGCTTAATTAAACTTACAAACTGCTCCGTATTCATTTCAAATCACCTCCTCGAAGTAAATGCCCACAAGTTGCGACGGAAGATACTGTAAAATCGTACCTTGACCGTTGCTGTCGTCGCGTATGCACTTGTATGTTTTGCCGCCGTCGAGATAATACTTGTCCTTGAAATACCGCATACCGGCGGCAGCGGTTATCGGGTTATCAATCGTGCCGTCCTCGCCGACCGTGATAGGCTCCCAGTGTGCAGCCGTATTTTCCGGCAACCATGTCGGATTTGCCGTTATGGCATTGTAGCAGCGATAGAGCCCGCTCGGTCTGCGGACTATACTGCCGACGGCATAATCGACATACCCGCTCCACAGCGGATAAAGCTCCGCATACTCCAAAGCTTCTGCGTCCGTTGTGACCTTCTTCAACACGCCATCTATCTTGTTGCGATAAGCTTTTGCTTCTGCTCGCGTCATGCGCTGTCACCTCCTGTGATTATTTCAAGCGCTTCCGAATCGGTGATTTGCTCTTCCGGCGCGTCAATTTCCACCCAATTTTCTGCACTGTCGTTGACTCCGAGGTGGACGGTTGCCGCGATAACATCGCCTTTTTGCAGTGCCTTACCGTCGTCTGCCGTGAGTATATTACCGTTTATTGTCATGCCGTTACCACCGTCCATCCTTTGTTCGTCGCCACTGCAATAATATCGTCAGGTATGCCGACCGCCGTCGCAGGCGTTTTCGCGAGTTTTATAGTTCTCGCAGTGCTTCCCGAAATATCGGGCAGGGAATTAAACATTTCTGCAACCGCCGCAGCGGAAAGGTTTGTTCTGCTAAAGTTGATATTGCCGGGAAACGCGGTCATGTTTTCCGTTCCGCTAAAAACAACTTTGCGGAGCGAACTCAAGCTGACGCCGATTCCGTTAGCTTTGAACTCCGATATATCAACAACTAACTCCTCAAGTAAATCAGAAGCGACTATCTTTCCAACTTTCGGACAACCCGTCAAACGTCTAAGTTCCGGAGCAACGTCAAGCCTGCCGTACCCCGTTCCTGCGTTGCTGTTGGTGGGCGACACGCCCAACCCTTCAAGACCATATGCTCTGTTGAGGGCAGGAAAGCCTTCTATCAAATAGATGTATTTAATGCCGTAAAAATATGAGTCAGCGGTGAAAAAGTCGCTGGCGCTCACATTATATATCACATCTCGGATTATCGTCGGGCAATAATAGCTGTAGGTGTCGTTAAATTGGACGTTGCGGTAAGGCGTTGTGAAGGTGATTCTAACAACTATTTGTTTTTTCCCGTTCGGCAACGATTTCGCCCAATCAAACTCGTTAAAATCGTAATCAAGCGTAATAGTTGCGTTGTTGTTGACGTCATTTCCCACGATTGTCCTGCTCGCTTTTGAAACAAAAGCACCATTAACCACGATTCCCTCGTCCACGGTTGCAGAGGTAGCGCGAAACGTGAATTTTCCCTTGTTAGGATAATTCTCTTTCAGCTCGACAAGCAAATACATAGTATTCTGTTCGACCTTGTCATAATCCGGCAACCTTAGCCACTCGGCGGGGCGTGTTCCGCCATAAACTTCGCGCGGGTCAGACTGTGGCGCGGAAGAGCCGCCTGTTATAGTGTCGACTGCATCACCAAAACCTTTGGCGGAATCCCATGCTATCTGGTCTGCGCTACCTGTCTTTGCACGAATGCGACCGGCTGTGTAAGTCATTGCGGTGTCAAGCGCGGCGGAGTCAACTACCTTGTCGTATGCCATTAGTAATTACCTCCTGTCCATGTCGGCAGGGCGGCGAGGGTGTCCGCGACTATCTCCGCTTTATCTGCCTCAGTCCAGTAGTCAGTGCCCTTGACCGGAGTCTTGCCGTCCGCACCTTTATCACCTTTGAGTCCGACATCAGAGCCGTCATAGGTCGGCTTGCCGTCTTTTGACTCGGCGAACTTATCAAGCACCGGCTTGTTGGCGTGTGAATGCCGTGCGGCAGTGTTAAGCGCGATTTCAGCGGCAAGGCTGTGACTCAACCGCTCTGTGCCGTCCGGGATTGACATCTTTGCAGAGCCTGTTATCATAGGCGCATAGCCGACTATCTCGCCGTTCGCAAAGGCGACAAGCTGCGCCGCCATGTTGCCCGGCTCTGGCACAACATCGCTTGTAATTTTGACGGTAACATAGCCGTTCGCAGGAGTCAGTAGCTCGGTTTGCAGATACTCGCCGACTGTGGACTCAAAATATACGCGATAGCTGTCGGCATTTTCGAGCTCGGCGGGAATGGGTAGCGACAACTCCGTGAAGTTGTTTTCCGCCCGATATCCAACGTCATACCCGCGAGGACGGGCATAATCAACCGTTATCGTTCTTTCCTGCATCTTCCTTTACCTCCTCTTTCGCGGGCTCTGCAGCCTGTTTTTCGCAGTCTGTAAGCATTTCGGATAAAAGGTCAAGCTTGCCGATAATCTTAGCAATCTCGACTTTGTTGACCTCTATCTGCTGCATCAGCTGCGCGTTATGTTTTTGCAAGGCGTCGCCCTGCGCTTTGATTTCTGCGATTTTCTGTTCAATTTCGGTTTTTGTCATAATAGCCCCCTAAGCGAGTTTTTTGTAGTCGCCGCTGTCGTTAAATTCGGCATACAGTCCGGTGGTGTCTAAAAATAGCCGTCCGGTGTAGCCGCCGCCGGAAGTAAGCTTTAAAGTCATGCCCTTTCCGTTTGTTCCGCTCGAGTAGATTTCAATTCGCGCCGGAACCGTGCCTTTGGTGTTGTTGACGATTTGCAGCAGTGCGCTCGCGTCACTCGTAGCACCAAGCTCCGCGCTTACATCGTTCGCGCCGTTTGGCGCATGCGCGATAAAACCGATGGCGTCGCCGCCTGCCGCAACGCTTAAAGGCTCGTTGACCTCGACTTTTGTGCGAAATCTTGCGTTATCTTTGCTAATTAACGCAAAATCAGTGTTCCACGAGCTTGTCGCCGAGACATTGCCGGTGCTCGTTCCAATTCTAAACCCGCCGGACGAGACGCCGCCGAGCGTATATGACGGGCTTGCGATTGTGGCATACCACTTTCCACCCAAAAACGAGTTGTAAAGCGACAGATATTTTGTGCCTGTTCCAGTTCCAGTTCCCGCGCCTTGGTACAGCTCCACCATTCCGCCGGAAAAATCCGCTTTGTAGCCGTCGTTGTTTAGGACGGACAACTGACCGCCATCAAGGTTTATATCGCCGCCAGTGATGTTGATATCGGAGGCTTCGATGTGTCCGGATTCAAGGTTAAAAGAAAATTCGCCATTTGTGGACTGCATTATGCCGGCGCGGATGATGTTCGCGTTTAGAATGCCCGTGTCGATAAAGTCAGCGACAATGTGACCGTCCTGCGTGACTGCTGTCCTGTATGGTCCGGAGTAGCCGCCGGACGAATGACCAAAGCCGGAAAGATTAAACCGCCATATGTTTTTGGCGGTCGAGATGTCCGGCGTGTCCATGATTAAAATTTCCTGCGGATTCTGCGACGGGTTGAGTCGGACATATCCGCCGCTGTTCCCGGTGATTGCCGCCGTTGCGTCGGCTATCGCCTTTTCGTATGCCGCCGTCAGATCCGACCTCGTCGCGACAAGCTGACCGCGCAGGTCTTTGGTCTCGTTGACCGTCTGTTTTATAACGTCGGCAAAATTCGCACGCGGCGATCCGAGGTCAATGGATGTGTACCGCTCGCGCAGGACATCATAGACCGTTTTAATTACCTTTGCTTTGATATTGATGTTGAGGTCTTTGTGATAAATCTGCACTGTGTCGCAAAGGCTGACCGATTCAAGCGCGGAAAAACTCGCGTATTCCGGCGACTGCGACAAGTCCACAAATGACACCGTCATTGACACGGTCGGCGAGTTGATATCATTTGCCGCCGCGTATGCCGACACCGCCGAGTCAAGCCCGCTCTGCGTGATTCCGCCGTCGCCGCCCGAAAAATCGGACGAAAAGTCGCGTATCAGCGTTTTTGCATTGATGCCGCTTGAGTTGGTCACTGCCTTATAGCTGTGCAAGTCGGCTTTGTCGTTTTTGACATAGCCATATATGCCGGTGTATGCGCTGTCCATGTCGATATCGCACTTTAACTCCGTCATGTTGCGACCGTATGCAATTCTGACCCCGCGATCTTTGCCGCGCGCCTTGTGCAGCTTTATCGTGTGATTGTCAAACTCGTACTCGCCGCCGTAGACATCAAGGACGGAGCCGGACACTCCGCCGAGCGCAGCGCGCGCCGAAACATTGGTCAGTGCGATTGACGACGACAGAGTGATATCGGTCGTCGTCACAGAAAAGCCTGTGTCCTTGCCGAGCTGATTTTTAGCGGCGGTCAGTATAGCATTTATCGCAACCTGCGCGTTTCCGGATGCCGAAACGGTCGGCACCGGATAACCGGAAAGTGCGTAGCTGATATGCTCGCAGCTAACGGTAAACATGCCGTTGATAGGCTTTGACACTTTGCGGATGTGGAAAAACTGATTTGCGGCGGAAGCGTTTGGTTTTGCCTTGACATATCGGTCAATCACAAGCTCGGCGGCATAGCGCCCGAGCATCGGATATTGAAATTCGAGCTCGAAAACGCCGTTGCGCTCCTCCGTGCATTGGCAGTCACTCGCTTCGGCAAGCCAGCCGATTTTTGTTTTTGCGTCCGGCTTATAAAGTATCGGTATCATAAGCGCCTCCAGTGCGGCACGATCTCGACCTTGGTCACGGTTCCGCCGCTCCAACTTATAGCATTTCCCCCGGGTGACAGCACCGGAAAGTTGTCAAAGTTGGCTCTGTCTGACTTCCCGGTCGCGCCGGTATAGACAAGCTGCAGGCTGCTGTCGCACTCGATATAGCTGCCGATGTTTAAAAACGGAAAGGCTTGACCACCAATCGAAAGCGTGATGTTTCCACTGCCGTATATTTTGATGTATGGCAGCGCGGAATACGCCGTCGGATTGGTGATTTTCCCTGCCGCCGTCAGCGTCGTTTTGGCGTCGCCGGAGGTCAGAAAGCGGAACGGCTTGCAGCTGAATACCAGCTTTGCCGTGCCGAAATTCCGGATCTGCTCGTCCCAATCCTGCCCGCTCGTGCAGATCGCCATGCGATAGCTGCTTGTGTCGGAGCTGTCCACCAGTTTGGCATATGCCGCACTGCCGAAAAGCCAGTCCGCGACAGCGTCACGGTTTGCCGCGATGTCTTTGCAGCCGACGGTGTAGGTGATTTCTACATTTTCAAGGTCGTCGATGCTCGAATCGATTATCAAAAGCCCGGCGCGGCCGGGAATCTTTTGCAGATCATACGGCCGCGCCGGTGTTTTGTTGATTGTTGCCCCCTGCACCACAAGGCCGAGGTCGCTCGATTTTTTGGAATTGAAAGTGAAAGTTTTAGGCATATGCCCGCTCCTTTCTGCGCATCTCGTCGTAGATTTCCTCGGCGATGCGCGAAGCGAGAGCCCTCACATCGCCCCCGCCGTCTGCGGCGTTTATGGTGACATTAAAGTTATAGACCTTATTGCCGCCGCTGACTGCCGCCTGCGCTCGGCGCGCCGTGAAATTCCCTGTCGCGTTGATGTCGACATCCATCGGTATGGAGTCGGTCATTCTCTTCGCGACATCGCGCATCGTGGTTTCAAAGCCGACGCCAACGCCGAGAGCCATGTTTTTACCGATCTGGTCGCGGAAAACGGTCGACGGTGAGTGTATGCCGAGCACCGATTTCATCGCTTCGGTGACGGCAGAACCGAGAGACTTGATTTTTCGGATAAGCCAGTCTTTCATGTTCTTGATACCGTTCCACAAGCCTTCAAGAAGATTTTTGCCGAGTCCGGCAAAAACGGTTGACGGCGAGTGTATGCCGAAAAAGTTTTTGAAGCCTTCAAGCATTGCTTTGCAGACCTTGACAATTGCGTCCACGACAAGACCTTTGTTGTCCCACAAACCTTTGACGATGCCGCCGATCAGCTGAAATGCCGCCGGGATAAGACGCGGAACGTTGGCGATAAGCCCGGTCGATATTTCTATCACCAGTCTGACTGCCGAGTTGAGAATTTTGGAAAGATTATCATCCTGTAGCAGTGCGTTGACAAGCGAGTCGACGAGCGTAAACGCCGCGTCTATCACTTTGTCGATGTTATTCGCAAGCGCACCGACGAGCACGACAATAAGCGTGACCGCCGCCTGCATGATAGGATCTAAATTCGCGACGATTCCGTCGACCAGAGTAAAGACGACGTCAACCGCGCCGGAGAGTATCGGCGCGAGGTTGGAGACAAGACCGTCGAGCAGAGAGTTGACCATCTGCGCGCCTACGTTAAGCAGTGACGGCGTTTGCTCTAAAATCGCATTGGTAACATTCTGCACGACCGGAGCGGCGTTTCTAACGACCGCCTTAACCGAGTTTAAGAGATTCATAATCATCGGTTTGAGGTCGGCTTCGCTGTTGCCGAGGTTTTCTTTCAACGTTTGAAGCGCCGACTTCGTCATGCCGATAGATCCGGTCAGTGTGCTTTCCGCTTCACGCGCAAAATTGCCTGCATACTGCTCCGTTTTTTCAAAAAACATCTGCATCGCAAGCTCGGCTTTTTCAGCGTTCGATGCTTTGTTCCAGACAAAGTTGATGCCCTTGCCGGCAGCATATGCCTGCAAGGTCGTCGCATTCATGGCAACGCCGAGGTTGTCCATCATAGTGAAGTTGCCTTTTGCAGCTCCTGCGATAGACTCAAGCGCCTGCGATGTGTCGATACCCATGACGGACGCGACATCGGTCGCGCGCTGCATAGCCTTTGTGGTCAGCTCAAGGCTTCTCTGCTGCGACAAGCCTGAGCCCTGGAACAGCGAGCCCATTTTGTTCGCCGTCGCGAGGTATTCGCTCTGTGCGACGCCCATGTCTTTATAGGCACTTTTACTCTTTTCAACGACTGCATCGACATGACTGCCGAAAACAGCCTCCGCACCACCGAGGTTCTGCTCAAGCTCGCCGAAGCCTGCGACTGATTCCTTGACAAAATCAAAAACCCCTTTAGCGATACTCTTACAGGCCGAGGCAACACTTTTCAGACCGCCAACGATAACATCACTTATGACATGAGCCTTGATAAGGTCGCCGAACTTGATGCTTTTCTTTCCGGCTTCTTCGAGGCTGTCTCCGGCTTCGTTGGTGCTCCGTTTGAAAATGCTCAGTTTTTCTTTGACCTCGGACAGCTTATCTTTCAACTTTCCAAAGACATTGATTTTGTCCTTGAACTTGTCGATTTTGTCGCGGACATTGTTAAGCCCATCGGCCATTTTTTCGAGTGTGGTTTTTGGACCCGATTCTTTTTCGAGCTTGTCCCACTCATTGCCCATGTCGTTGACGTCTTTTGTAAACTTAGCCAAGTCCGCCTGCGCGTAGTTAAGTTGAATTTCCCACTCGCGCACGGCGTCGGAATTTTCGCCAAAATGTTTGGTGGCGTTTGCTAAAGCGTCTTTAATCAACTCCACTTTGGCTCTTTGCTCTGCCATAGTGCGGTTCAGAGTCGAGTACTGCGATGTGCAATATCCGAGCTGATCTTTGTTCTGTGCAAACTCTTGTGTGTTTTTCTTCGCCTCGGAGCGCAACAGCCGCATGCTGTTATTGATGTCCTTTATTGCTTTTTTGAAATCGGCTTCGCCGTCGCATACAATCTTCGGGCCTATGCGGAAGTTTTTACTACTCATCATCCACCTCCCCCTTTTCGACTAATCCATGCCATATGCAATAATTTTCATACAGGCTCGTGACTTGCCGCAAAGTCAGCCGCCAAGCCTGCGCAAAAGGAAAGCCGAGTAATACCGTCGCTCTGAAAATCCAGAGGTCAACATCGACGATTACTCGGCCTGGCTGTTTTTTGTTTCTTCGAGTCCTGCCGCTTCTGCCACGGCATCGACGGCGGCGTTCAGCTCATCGTCCTCCGGCAGCTCCTCGGCGGCCGGAAGCGACACGCCGAAGGTCTGCATCAGCACGTCGGTGTACTCGCTGATGTTTCCTATGTCGATTTTTCTGCCGATATAGCTCTCGGTGACATGCTCGAGCTTGACATCGTGGTCGTCGTTGTAAGCATCGACCGCGTCGTTGATAAGCACGGCAAGGATCCACTTAAGTTGTTTGACCTCACTCGACGCTCCAAAGACATTCTCAAGCTCGCCGTATCTTTCCTGCAGTTGCTCGATGCAGTTAAGCGTCAGAGCGACGTTATATGTCTTTCCGCCGATAGTCAGCGGAACCCGTCTTTCTTTTGTTTCGCAAATAATAGCGTTCATAAATAGACGCGCGGGCGAGTTTCCCCGCCCGCTCCTCCTTTTTGGTTTATGTGTCGGAGACCGTGATTCCGAACTTGGTCTTAAGTGCGGCGATCGCCTCGGCGGCGGTGGTGTAATAGGTCTTGGTGCGCCACGCTCCGGACTTGTCCGCTATTGCCTTGCCCTCGAGCGACGAGGTATTAAAGGTGATGTTGTCGCCTTTGGTGGTGTGTGTCTCACTCGGAAGCGAGAATTTGACCTTGTGGACAACATAAGTCAGATACTTTCTCACGCCGTCCACGACCTCGACGGAAACAAAGCCGTAGCCGCCGTATACCGGCGCGTCGCTCGCTTTTGAGGTCAGCACGGTCGGCTTTGGAGTCGTCGAGCCCGTGCCCTCGGTCTTCGTCTCGCCGAACATACTCACAAAAACCTCAACCGGAATAGTTGACGTTTCAAGAGTGATGTCGGCATCTTTAAATTCTGTTTCATACTCCGCCAGCGCGTCGTCGGCATAGAGAGAGCCTTCGACCTTGTTCGGCTTGACTTCGGTCTTGACCATCTTGCCGACAAAAGCACCGTTTTCGTAGGTTATCGCCGAGTCAGTTTCTGACTTTATCGGCGCAAAAACAGGCAGAGATGCTTTAAACTGGGCCATTTTTTAATCGTCCTCCTCATCATTGACTACGCCCTCAATCTCGGCATCAACCGCGATTTGGACATAGTTCTTTTCTTCATCGTACAACTCCGCAGTCGACGTGACCGTAAAGCCCGCCGCGCGGAGCCGTTTTCTGATTTGCTTTTTGTATTTCTGCGGATTGTTCCGCGTCCACAGCGACACGCGCACATATGTGCCGTCATATATCGGCTCATCGTCCGCCCAAAACTCCGGCCGCTCGTCGAGATAGGAAAAAGTGATATATTCCTCGTCGTCACCGGAATAAAAATTCGGATATATTTTCATTCCCATGTCGCTAAACGCGGATATGATCAGCTGATTCACATTCATCCTTCAACCCCTGTTTCACGCCGAAACACTTCCGCCATTGCTGCCTCACACTCGGCGCGGCAGTCGTTAACAGCTTTTGTCAATATCGGCGTCGGCGCCTGATTCTTTGTACCGTACTCCAAGTGCGCCAGAATTTCCATGTTTCGCACCGGAGTTTTGCGCTTCTTTATCTTGCCGTGCTTGTCAATATATTTCCTCGACATTCCGGTCGGTCTGACTGTCGCAAGATATGTTCCGTTCTTGGCTTTCTTCGCGCGTGTGCGCTTGACGCTGTTGACCATCGTGCCAGTTCGCCGATGTCCGGCAAGTGCCGCCTTGATGCTTCTTTCCAGTATCGGAGTTGCCGCGTCAATCATCTGCGGCGCGTACTTGTCGACATCCGACAGCTTGCCGAGACTTCGCAAAAAGGCCGGGTCAATTTCAAAATCAAACTTTCCCATTTCAGTCCACCTTCATATCGGAGCAGTGCAGCTCCGTCAGACCGTCGAGGCGGTCATAGACGCGCGTTATCTGCAGTTTCGTTTCGCCGTCGTAGACAAATTTGCTACGGCGATCAAAAGACCGCGAGCGCACGACGTAGACCCGCTCGACTTTCATTCCGGCTTGCGCCGCTTCATAAAACTCGCTCGACTTCGACGACTCCGCGTGCGCCCACAGCGGCAGGCGCCGCTCGGTGTTTTTCTCGTAACCGTCGGCGTCCTGCTCGCTCTTGTCGATATAGGCGACCTCAATTCTGTTTTTCAGATACATCGGCACCCGCCTCCGTTCTAAGCTGCAGCGCAAAGCTGTTAAAAAGCTTCTCGGTGTTTGCCGACACCGTGCGGTTCAGCTCGCCGCCATCGTACATATCACGCACGGCGACGAGCACAAGAAACTGTGCGCGCGGATCGTTAAGGTCACAGTCGCTGCCGACGGCAGCCGAGAGGAATTTCTCGGCCGCGTCGATAAAGCCTTTTATCATTGCATTGTCGACATCGTCATCGACACGCAGGAAGCGTTTAGCCTCCGTCAGTGATACGGCCATTGTTTACACCGCCTCAGCCGTTCTGCTTGCCGGACTGCAGGACAGCAATCTTCTGATTGTTCTCGACCTTGGAGTCTGCTTCGAGCCAACCGACAACGCCCTTAGCGTTCTTGTCGGCATACTTCTCGTTAAGCACCTGCAGCTCAAGCTGCTTCGCGATTTTCAGCGCCATGCCCGAGAAATCGCCGTAGAGGACGGGGAAGCCCTCCTGCGCATCCGCTTCGTCCATTGCGTCGGAGAGATAGACCGGCGAGCCGAGTATCTTCCAGCCGAAGCCGTTTTCGATGTCCTTCATCAGGTAGTCATTCTGTGAGTTTTTGGTCTTCCTGAGCGCGGTAAAGGTCTTGTTGCTCATGATCCACATCGCATTGGACTGGTAGATCTGCGGCACCATCGCCTGCATATCGATAAGGACATCAAAAGTGATACCGGAGAGCGCATAGGTGGTAAGCGTCTTCTTGTTGGTGGTCGAAACCGCGCCGGTCATCTTGCCGCTCGTGCCGTGGATAAGCTCGCGCTCGAGCTTGGCGCGGAAAGCTTCGGTCATAAGCTCCTCAACCTTTGCAACGATGTTGATATCGGTGTTGTTGATAAGCTTGTTGGAAATGACGGTAAGCGCGCCGAGGGCATAACCGGTAAGGTCAACGCTCGTAAACTTGCCCTGACCTGCGGTCAGTGCGGTAAACTCTGCGCCCTGATATGCGGCGGCGATGTCTCCGGTCGGAGAATCTGCGCTTGCGTCGGTACCGTAAACCGGAATCGACAGCGCGCCTTTGGTATAATACTTAGTCGCTCTCTCGACGATAGGCGAGATGTTGATAATATCGGTGATTATCTTGCTCGCGATGGTTTTCGGGATAATCGCACCGTTCGAGCCCTGCGACATTCCCGCCGAGGCCGCCTTTCTCAGATATTCGACAAAGCTCTTCTCTTCGCTGAGATCTGCACCGCCGTTGTCGCCGTGCCCCTCGGGGTCGAGCTCGTCCTGCTCCGCCTCAAAGAGGCGCTTCTCGGTCTCATACTCGCCCTTGAGGTTGTCGACCTCGTCGAGGCAAGCCTTGACAAGGTCAACCTCGCCCGCCTCATTGTGCTGCCTTGCCTCTTCGGTCTTGGACTTGATTTTGGCAAGCAGATCTCTCATTTTCTTATTCATCGTTTGATTCCTCCATGTAGATAAAATTTTCACGGATGCGTATGGCATCCGTGTAGTCTGTGGACTTTTCTTTTTCTTCGGGCGGTTCCTCGCCCTCGAACTCTTTGGTCACGCCCGCCGCGCGCTGTGCGGGAACCGCGACAAAAGAAACCTCATAAGCGTCGACCGCGCCGACAAGCTTATAAAAGCAAAGCGCGCCGTCGTACCGTTTGCCGCGATAGTGCTCGCACCGTCTGGCGTCGCCGCCGCAGATAGAGCACTGCGCAGACTTGACGCTGCACCCGACACTGCACTCCTTTTTGATGCCGCCCTCGATTTCGACGATGAGCTGCCCGCTCGTTGCCTTAATGCAATAGCAGTGTAAGACAAGCTGTTTATACTCTTCGCCGGTCTTGGTGGTCTCGCCGGGACTGGTGATAACCTCCGCGTCAAAAATCCGTGCGCACTGATTTGTGCTCTGCGGATTGTGGTCGCTTATAACGGTCTTGCCTTTGTACAGCTCGGCAAGCTGCTCAAGCGTCTCGCCGGAAAATACCTCATAGTCGCGGTCAATCTCGTTGTCGCAAGCGACCATCTTAAAGGCAAAAACCTCTTCGGCGGTCAGCTCTTTCAGCGTGCAGGCGTTGATTTTCGCCATTTTGTCATCGTCAAGATCGAGGCTCTTGACAATGGCGCATTTGTCAATTTTCATCTTTTTCACCTCCTTTGGCGTACTGTATTCCGGCTTGCGTCAGCGGCAGCATGGATCCGTTACAAATCAGCTGGTCGCCGCCCGGACGCTCGCCTTTATCCAAGTAGGCACGCGCCTCATTTGGTGTGTAAATGGCGTTTTGTACTGCAGTTGCCATCGCCTCGAGCTGTGTCTTAAAGTCCGCGCGGAGAATGACCGCCGCGTTGAATTTTGCAAAATACCCGTTTGCGATATCCTCGTCGCTCAGAAGCTTGTAGGTGACCTCGTCCTCGTACTGCTTCAAGATGTACAAAAGCGTGTCAATATAAAAAGCAAGCTGCTGCTGCTCTGCGGCGGCGTAGCTTGCTTTTTCGTAGTCGTTAATCTGATTCGGTTTGATTCCAAAGGCGGCGGCGATCTGCAGCGCCGAGTATTTTTTCAGCTCGATAAACTGGTTGTCCGCGAGCTTCATGTTCAGCGGCTGGATTGTCGAGCCTGCCGGAATCGGCACGAGGTTTTTGACCGTGTCGACCTTCCCGGTGATATACTCTTCAATCTTCGTGGTGTATCGCTTCTCAAGTTCGTCATTCAGGTTGCCGGTATACTGTAGGACGGCTTTCGCAGTAAAGCCATTCTTATACATCTCGTTCAGCATCTTCTGCCCGCGCATGTTCCCGCCGAGCGTGGTGCTCAGCTGGTCTCGGACGCTTAGGCCGGTGACACCGTCAAACGAGACCGAGGTACGGAAGTGCATAATGCTGTCGTGCGGAATCCTGACGGTCTCTCCGCTTTTCGGATTATGAAAGAGGTACCAAATTGCTCCCTTCTTTCTGTTCCATATACCTTTGTCGTCGCAGTATATCTCGACGCTTTCAGGTGGAAGGCACCACAGGTTTGTGTTCTTGCCCGCTCCCGTTATCCACACATACGCGTTGCCGTAGTGGTTTCGGTTGATTTCGACCGTCGACCAAAAGTGCGTCGCGGTCATATACGGGTTCGGACGGATTGCAAGCAGACGGTAAAGCTCGTGCTTCTTCGCAGTCTCAATTCCACCGCCGGAAGTCGTGCGCATGATTTTAAACGGCATCTTTCCGATAGCTTCCGACAGAATTTTCAGACAAGCGAAATATGTAGCTTCGCCTAAAGCGTCGCCGTCGTCGCTGATTCCCAAAAAGTCAAGCAGCGCCTGCCGCTCGACCGTCCGCTGATCGCTTGCACTTTTTTTCTTAAACAATGGCATCAAGCCCACCCCATTTTCTTCAAATAATCTTCGACCACCGTTTCATAGTCCGGCGTCTCTTCTTTGCTGGATTTTCGATACGCGACATGCGCGTCGATAATAGCGTCGACGACATCGATGCGCGCGTGCCGTGCGTTCACTTCCTTGTCGACTTTGATTTCGCCAAAAGAGTTCTTCGTCTTTTTCGCGTTGACAATAGACCACGACATCAGCGCGTTTCGCTGGTCGTAAAGCACATTTCCGGCTTTGACCTCAAGTGCAAAGTCAACCGTCGCGTCCGACAGAAAACGCGCCGACTGCTTAACTTCAAGCAACGGCGCGCCGAGCGTATCAAGTTCTTCCAAAAATGCGTCCGCATTGTGCGGGTCATATCCGATGCAGGCGATGTTAATTTCAAACTTTTCCTGCAGTTCTTTCAGATCCGCTACGATTTGCAAATAGTCATTTTTCAGGCCTCCGACAGCTTCGGACGGCGTAAGCAAGCCGGACTTTGCCCACACATCATACGGTGCGGTGTCCGTGATGATATGTTCTTCAAGTCGCTTCGCCGGAATGTAAGAATGTGACCAGACATATATCTTCCCATCGTCAAGCGGAAAGAGCAGCGCAAGCGAGGTCAGATCGCCGCCGCTCGAAAGGTCAAGCCCGGCGAAGCATCTGCGTCCGCGCATATTCTCTATCGTCAGCTCTGTCCGTCCGAGCTTCCATTCGTTCGGCGTGATGTACTGTGTGTCGCCATACTCATACCACAGGTTTTGGCGCTTGGTCATATAGTCGGACATTTCAAAGCCGCCCATCTGCTTCGCCGTCTGCGCATCGCGGCGGAGCTGTTCGAGCGCGCTCGGTACTGTCACGAGGTGCGGATTTGCTTTATGCCACACGCTCTCGTCAAAAGGGTCGTCTTCTTTGTCCAGTGTGTAAATGTCAACAAAAAAGTCGTCGGCTTCCGCCGTGCCGGCAAGTATCTGCAGGCAATAATCGTCCATCTCGCGGCAGAAGCTGTTCAGGCTTTTCCCGCGTGTGGTTATCATAGATATCAAAGCTTCGTCAAGCGAGGCTTGACCATTGTACAAAGCTTTGTAAATTCCGTTGTCCTTGTGCTGGTGAATTTCGTCGACCGAGCAGAAGATTGCGCGGAAACCATCGTCAAGCCCGCTCTCTCTCGACAGCGCCTCGATCGTACATCCGGTGCGTTTGGCAATGATAAGACTCTTATAGTCCTTGACGTCAAACAGCGCCTGCAGGTCTTTGTCGACCGTTATAAATTTCTGGATTTCTTCCCACGCGATTCTCGCCTGCCGCTTTTTCGTTGCCGCCGTGAAAAGCTTGCCGAAGTTATATCCGCCCCAGTTCGCGATGTACGACCCGGTGATTCCGTTTTCAAATGTCTTGCCGTTCTGTCTCGCGACGGATTTATATTTTCGGCGGATGCGTCGGAAACCCGTCTCGGCATGCACCCACCCAAACGGCACGCCCAGGTCGAAGCACTGGAAGTCGTGCAGTCGAACCGGACGCGGCTGCGCGCCCTCGGCTATAGTCAGCATTTCAGCATATCGCAGTATCTTCTCGGACTTCTCCGGACACCACACAAACGGAAATTCTTTCGTGCCCTGCTTAGCGATCTCGTTCAGGTGCCGTTCGCACGCCATACGGTGCGTCAGGCAGGACGGCTCCTGCCCGGAGACCACCCGCTCAGCGTGCAAGGTAGCTCTATCCTGCACTCTCATCACCACGCTCATCCGCGTCGAAAAGGTCGAATTTGTTCGCCGGTTCTTTCGGCTTTTGCGGAATAATAAGTTTGCACCTGCTCGATACGGTCATGCCGAAGTCGGCCGCGAATTGCTGGCAAATTTTGAGGTATTTTGCCTGCAAATTCAGCGTTTTTTCGTACTGCTCAAACGGCATTTCTTTCTTTAACCGCTTGCGGATTTTCTGCAAGGTTTCCTCGGCGATTATGTAGCGTCCAAGCGACTCGGCGTCGATATCAGCATACAATCCGATGTCGGCGAGCTGCCGGGCGATATAATTGAATCTATTTTTTTGTTTCTTCGAGAGACAATCCGGCGGTTCAATTTTTGTGAACGGCGCGGTCACTTCTGCTGCTCGTCTCTCTTCAATTTCGTCCTTCCCGAGGTGCGATTTTCCGTTCATCACGAGAAGGTCTATCGGCTGTCTTGGCCGCCCTGCCATGCTCTCACTCCTTTGATTTTCATTTTCGGCGTTTTTGCTGCGAAGAGGTAGGTCGGCGACGGGTTACCGCAAAAGCGTCAAACTTTTTTCACACCCCCGTGGGGCAGAGACACGCCCGCTCGGTCTGCCTTGTTGTGGCACGCCTTGCACAGTGATATGCAGTTTGATGGATCGAATCGCTTATTCCAATCCTGCTTAACGCGGACGATGTGATGCACATCCGAAGCCACTGACAAGCGACCGTTCGCCGCGCAGTTAACACACAGATAGTGGTCTCGTGCGAGTATGCCTTGGCGGAATCTCCGCCACTGGCGCGAGTTGTAAAAGGCTTCCGCCTTGGCATCCATCTCTTCGCTGTCGTCAATCTTGAGCTCTTCTCTTGTTGCTTTCCTCTCCGGCTTACATTCGGCGCAGTACGTCTCGCCGAGCGGTATGACTGCGCCGCACTTGGCGCAGAGCTTATAAAACATCCTGCTCCTCCTTTGCAGTTGACTGCAAAGCGCACCCCCGAAGGAGTGCGCCCGCGTCTGTCCCTTGCCGGACTCGGACCGGCGTCCCGAAATGTCATACGATCGGGCTCTTGCCTGTTGAGTTAAAAGGACATAAAAAGCGCACCTCCCGGCTCACAGAGAGGTGCGTCAAATGAAGGTGTCGCAGCGCGCGGAGTCAAACCGCGCCTTCGGGGTGTATCAGCCCCGAAGATAACCGTATGCCACCATATAAAAGCCCTGCTATTAAAACCCGCCGCAGGGCGAGGCGGGAAGAAAGGAGAAAAGAAAAACCAGATAGGTGTTGTTGTCTATTTTTACTTCTACAGCATACCACAGACCTTAACTGTATTTCTCTGTATTTTTCTGTACACTTTTAGAGTTTATTAAAATTTCCAGGGCTTCGTTCGCCTTGCGGTTGGTCTTCCAGCACCACTCACAGGAATATCCCATTTCTTCCGCTATGCTCTCAATGCTCATATTCCTGCAATATCTCAAAAGCACAAACTCCTCCCACTGCGGCGGGAGCTGACGCGTAAGCGACAGAAGTTCGGTTTCTGCGGCAAACTTCCGCCGATAAAGCTCCACGATCTCTTCGCCCAAATCCACATACTGCGAAATAAGGCGGCTCATCTTGTCATCTGCTGTTTTTTGTATGGCTTCGCCCTGCGGCGCGGTAATCGATGTGAGCACATCAAGCAGTTCCTCGCGCTGGCGCTGTTTGAATGACAGCTCGTTGTTCATGTGCCGAATCCGGTTTATGTATTCCACTACCGTCGTAAAGATTCCCCCTTTTCCATTTTCGCGCCGCAGTGCGGGCAATAAAAGAAACCACGGTCTCTTGGTGTTTCTCTTCCAGTCGCGATGTCTATACTGTGATGACATTCAGGACAATAATAATTACCATCATCAGGGTTATTGTACATCTTAACCCATTTGCCGTGTTTAATCTTTTGTACATCTGCGGCGGGAGCTGACTTTATGCAAAGGTCTACAACAACACCGATCGCCTCGCTGCGAATTATCCTCTCGTAGTTTTCGCCGCAACCGTTATACCAAGGAGATTTTTTAAGTTCCTTTATTTCCGCTAAAAGCAAATCACGGTCAATATAATCACTCATTTTTTACCTCCGTCCATTTTTTGCGCTCGACTGCAAAAATCTTTTTCAGTAACATACCCGCCAAACTCGTTACAAAAATGATAGTTGTTAGATTTCATGAGTTCATAATTTTTGCAATCCTTGCATCTGACAATTTCTGAAACATCTACGGCGGGAGCTTCTTTTAAAATTTTAACAGCGGCATTCCAGCCGTCCGCATAACCTTTGTTCTCAAAAACATCTCGGGTACACAAGCCTATCCCGAGCGCAGCACGGTCAATATAATCGCTCATTTTTTACCTCCATCCATTTTTGCGCCGCAGTGCGGGCAGTAAAATAAGCCGCATTCCTCTATCGGACCCGTCTTAGGCGCATCATCTTCGCACTCGTAAAGATCGACTCCGCAAAATCGCACCTCTCCGCAATTTGAACACCGGAATGCCCATGCGTATGGATTATCCGTTTCTGCCCTAATCCATTTCGCAGTTTTCGGCAGCGAGACAACTCGCAAGATTCTGTTAATCACAAGTGTGTTGTACACACCCATGCCGACTAAGAGTCCGATAAAAATTCCAAGTACCGTCCACTCGCCATTGCTCATTTTGTTTTCCTCCTCTTCGTCGCAAAACTTGACACATTTACAAGGCTTTAAAAAGCTGACATCCGTCAGCAGTTTTTCCTTTTTCTCGGTCGATTCGGCGGCTCGTCTTCGGGCTCCTTTATGTATTTAAAACACATATATCCGAATCTGTTTTGAATGCACTCGACAAGGCGATAGCCTTTCGGGGCGATTGGCGGGCTGTCGGGGCTGTAGCTCCGGAGCGCGACTTTTGCGTCCTCGCTGGCCGGCTGCCGCATGTTGCGGGTCGATAGATATCTATGTTTAGTGCCCTGCTCGGGCGTCCAATGGTCGAATAAGTAATTGGCAAGACCTGTGTAATCGCAACCGTGGTCTATATTGTTATAATAGTTGTGTCGGCGCAGGTGCTCGATCTGCACGATGTCGCCGTAGATCCACTGCGCTTTTATGACCTCTTCCGGCACGCCGTCTGAGACCATGTGGAAATGTATTCTTTTTGTGTTTCTGCCGCGTCCCATATAAAGGTTGATTTTCGCTTCCGGGCACGCGTATTGTAGTCTGCGTTTATATAATGTACGCAACCGGCGTGCTTCGCCCCAGTCATGCACTTCGTGGTCGTTGTCAAAGGTAAGAGTGGAATAAAGGGAAGTCGGCGAGAAATTCTCGTTGAAAACTCGCGCGTGCTTCCGTCTCGCGATCATTAAGTTGTGGCGCTCGCGCTCCTCGTCCGTGCGGAGCACCGGCTTGTACTGCGCTTTTGCGACATTAGCGGTGCGGTCAGAAACCGTGTAGACTTCCTGCTCGCAAACCGCGCCGGAAAATATTCGTTTCTTGACTCGCACCGCTTTTCACATCCTCATTTCAAATTTTCGTATTTTATCAAACTCATCGACGAAAGCTCGTCGAGATATCCGACAGTGTTCTCCGTCAGCACCCGCGTTGTGCTGATTGGGATAATCGCCATCACAAAGAATCCGGCTTTCGCCGCAAAGAACGCGCCGGCCGCGGTCTGACGGTAATACAGCTCGAACTCGTCCACATCAAGCGGCTCGAGATATTTTGACTCGACAAACTCTATTCCGGCCGAAGTCTTATATGGTATATAGTCGTAAGAGCCTATCCGCAGAGATATCGGCAGAGGATCGCAGCGCTCTTCTCCGTCAAATTCGTCTTTGACCATCTTCAAAAACGCTTCCGGCGGCTCGGCGGTGTATCGCTGCACGATTTTGTCCGCCTGCGTCGGTGTGATATCGAAAGATGTCATAAGCGAGTCGATTGAAAACACCGGGCAGTCGTTAAGATAGTAGGCGGCGAGGCCGTCGCCGAGCATCTGCGTTATCATATCGTACAGCGATATGTGCTTATTCGCCTTGCACAGACTTATAATTTTTTTGATTTTCATAAAAAGTTCCTTTCTGCTTTATTAAATCGATGTCATCCGCCCGCACGTTCCAGTCCTTTTTTGCCTCATCGCGCTCGTCGACGCCCACCAAAAGCCCACCGTCGGAATTGATTTGAAGTTCAAATTTATATTTTTTCGGAATGGAAGCTCCACATTCTTGACATTTGATGCAGAACACCCAGCCTCTAATCGCGCCCCTTTCGGTGGACGCTGTCGCCACATATTTTGCCGGTGCTCCGCAAAACGGGCACCTTCTCAATGGCTCTCTTTGCGACTCAAACTCAAACATCGTAAGCACCTCCGTTTTTCGAGGTAAAAGGGTTCGTTATCCATTGTTATTCCTCCATCGGTTCGTTCCAACATTCCTTGTTCCAACATTCATCGCATTCTAACACTGGACACTCTCCGCCGTAAATTCTTTCTCTGCATACAAACGGGGTTCCATCTGAGTTGCTCCGCGCTTTCGGGAACTTCTCAAAGAAGTCCTGCGCGTATGTTTTCTTCGGCTGTTCGTCGCTCCATTTTTGCACAGTTTCGATTGCCGTTTTAATATCCTTATCACGGATTTTTGAATGCATGAGCTTGCAAACCCCAAACATCGGGCAGTCCTCTTTATTAGCCGCATTAGCCACGCACTCATCACGTGAGCTACAAAGTCTTTTGAGTTCGTGTAAAAAGTTTATTGTTTTGCTGCAATCCATTTTTAAATCTCCTTTACTGTTATTTCTGTTCGCGGGTTTTCTTTGTCATAGCTCCCGAAGAGCTGAAGCTCAACATTTGAAAAGCTGTCATCTTCTGCCTTGTGCGGATCCGCGCCCCTCGGGGACTATCTCTCCGCAACAAACACATCTGTCTGCATTAGCCATTTTCAACCCTCCTATTCCATGCTTTGATTTCTTGTTCTTTGGTTGAGTGCATTTCGGCGAAAGAACTGCACACGCAAGCTCCCACTGCTCTTGATATTGGTAAAATAAAATATTCGCCGCAAGCATATCCGATTTCGGGCACTTCGCCGCACTGCGGGCACGGCTTTAAATCAAGCATCGTAAGCACCTCCGTTGCAGGCGTATTCTTTCAGCGCGGCGGCGGCTTGCGCCATAACGCTCTCGATGCACGCGCTCGACATGACTTCGCCGTCGTTATGCGCCGGGCAGACCTGGCATGCGCCCTCTTTGCCGGATCCGCAAATCTCCGCCGCTTCTATAAGCTGTTCAAGCGTCAGGGTTTTCACAGTTTTCAACCTCTTTTGCCAGTCCGCATTTCAGCGGGCTGTTATAACAAGGATTTTTACAAGTGCCGATTTTCTGACACTGGAAACAGCAGTAATTCCCGCGACGGTGATCGCAGTTGTAAAGCTTACACATTAAGGCTTTGGGTTCTTGTTTTCTCATATTACATTCCCTGCGTTTCTCAGAAATCTTTCCAACTTTTTCATACAATCAAGACAAAGGTCTACGTAGTCATCCCGCGCTTTAACATTTCCAAATTTATCAACGCGCAACCTTGTAACCGTATTATAAATCCCAGGTATATTTCCTACCGGATAGGGATCATAAAGAATGCCGCATCTATCACATTTTTTTAACATTGCCATTTGTTACACCTCCTCCAGCGGTTCATTCCAGCAATCTTTACACGGTACCCGACTCACTTCGGAAACAGGGGAGTGCTGGCAACTCCCGCCGTAGCAATTGGCGCGGCACATCCTCGGCACACCTTCTCTATCCGGCTTTGCTTCCGGAAACTTCTCAAAAAAGTCTTGCGCATAGGTTTTACGCGGGTTCTCTCTGCTCCATTTATGTAAAGTTTCAATCGCATATTCAATATCCTTTCGCGAAAGGGTTAGAACCCCTTTTTTACAAAACTCATACAAAGGACATTTATCGACTATGCTAAGCTTGCAATCCCTGCGCGAGGCGCAGAGCCTATGCATTTCAGCAAAAAAATCTATCGTTTTACTGTAATCCATACTCAACCCTCCTGTAGCAGCGCTTTTTTCTTTTTTGGCGGTGTCGATAGCGCTGCCTTGTATTTTCTTTTCAAGCTCTTCGGAAACTGACTTCTTCGTTTCATCGTCTGCCGCCTCCATTAAAAAATTCTTTAAAGATCTCGCGTATAGGCAGAGTTTCGCACGGATGCGCGCAGCTCCACCTTTGTAAGGCCTTGATTGCTTTTTTCATTTTCTTGTCACAATATGGTGACGGTTGGTGGCAAAAACCATATAACGGGCATATATCATCCTCAGATGCCCAGCACTTTCCGCGAGAAGCACAGAGCCTTTGCTTTTCGTAAAAAAAATTTACCGTTTTGTTGCAATTCCAAATCAGCTTCATACTCAACCCTCCTGGAGCAGCGCTCCGAGCTTCTGCATCGCTGCGCGAAGCTTGGCGGCTGTGGTCTCGTCGTCCATCGACGCGATAATGTCGCGCATGACATTGATATATTTCTGTATGCTGTCAAAGTAGACGCTGAATTTTGCGACCTCCGGCGAGGCGGTGAGCTTCGCGTCCTTTTCGACCTTTTCGAGCCGTCCGGTCAGCTCGCTCTTTTCTTTTTCGGCGGTGTCGATAGCCGCCTTGTATTTCTTTTCAAGCTCTTCGGAAACTGACTTCTTTGCTTCATCGCGTGCCCGCTCCACGGCCTCGGCGATCGCTTTCTCCTTGTCCTTTTTCGCCTTTGCGCGCTCTTTTTCAATCGCGTCGACGGTGTACTGCTTTATCTCTTCGGCGGTCGGCTCGCGCATGACCGTCGCGGCGGGCTTTTCGGACGCTGCTTTCAGCTCCTCGCGCAGGCGGCGGACGGTGTTGGAAAGGTCTTCGTGCTCTTGGCTGCTTTTCGCGAGCTCGTCGCGCTCGGCGGTGATAAGCGTCAACTGCTCCTGCGCCTCGTGCAGCTTGCTGATGGTCTCTTTCAGTTCGCGGGTGGACATCTCCGCGACATCGTTGTTCTCCTCGACTTCCTTGCGCTCATACCACGGCAGAGCGGCGAGCATTCCGAGCTTCGAGATTCCGAGACTTGCATTCGACTGCAAATATTTCTCGCCGAGCGACTCGAGAGCTTGTATATATGTATAGGCTTGCCGCTGCTTGATCCCGACATCCTGCTCGACATACTCCTCAAATGTCTCGTGTCCGAGCAAAAGATATTTGCGCTCGTCGCGCATCCTTTTAAGATTCTGACAAAAGTCCACCATAGCGGACGCGGCAAGGTTGCCTTTTGCGATTATCTCATAGTGTAGATTTAACGCCTCATTCTGTTCCTCGCTCAGATTGCCGCTGAGTTCCATGCTTCTGATTACTTCGTTCATATTTTTCTCCTCTCTCACGCTGCCGCGTGACTTTTCTTCTTTTTATTTCTGATATACCCGCTCCACGCGTTTACAAAGGCTTCGACCTCCGGCGTCTTTCCGCAGTTGTGCAAGCCTCGGCACTGGACGATGTTCTCGGTTTTCGGGTTATATTCTAATGTATAAAAAGGCTTGTCCGGCTCGCTTTTCTTTCTGACAAAAAAGATAACCGTCTGCCCGCTCAGGTGTTTTTTGGCATATGTCGCGACGCAGTGATGCAGCGCGCTCCCTTCGTCGATTAGCTCGGCGCGACTTCGCGCCGGGCGAATCAACATGCCGCCGCTTTCAAAGGCAAAATCCCGCTCAAGCTTTTTGAGCCGCTTTCCAAACTCTTCCTGCATTCTGCGCGTCTCTTCGAGCTCCTGTTGACGTCTTGCTTCCGCGAGGGCTTCGTTTGTGCGCTGATGCGCCTGCGCGAGATCTGGCGGCAAGAGGATATCCTCGCGCTTGAGGTCAAGCTTGAGCTTTTCGCAATCTCGCCAGTAGTCGCAAAGCGTGTATATCGTTTTCTCCTGCTTGTCGAGATATTTAACCGCTTTTTTGAAAGGCAAATGCTTCTCGACATTTTCGATACTTGTCGATCCATATGAGGCATATTTTCTCGCCTGCGCCGGAGTGATTCCATACGCTTTCGCGATTTGCGCGTATTTCACGCTTGTGTCAGTCTTATCCTCAAGCTCGCGGAGCTCTTTCTTGTTGAGACCGAGGGCGGCGGACACTGTCTTTGCCCGTCTGTTTATTTGTGCTTGACAATATTGATGCGAGGCAAAAACCAAAAAGCCTTCTTTAACAAGTTTTTCCACAAGCTCCGGGTTTTTTACAAATCGATCAAGATAGCTGCAAACTTCGACATATCTGCTGTCTGACATGACCGTCTCAATTTGCGCATATTTCAAATTTGTTTTTTTGAAAATCTCGTCGGTAAATCCGTAATATCTTGTATAAATATAGTTTTTTTCGGATGTATAATACGGCTGACCCGCACTCGGCTCGGGTATGGTCGTCATCCTGCCCCAATTGTAGCCGCCATAATATGAATAAACTTTATTCCAGGCGACATCTACATCGGTGTTGTAGTAGATTCGGTATCTTTCAAAAAAATCGGTGCCGACGTCTCTAATTTCCTCGCTGTAATCTCGGCGGACAAAGCCCGCTCGAACAAGCACGCCGCCGTCTCTCAACTTGTCGGAAAAAACGACATATTCTTCGTCGACCAATCTTCCCCGGCCTCGCCCCATGTCGCGGAACTGCACCGGACTCTTGCACGCCGGGCAGAAGCCTATTTCCTTATGCCGTCGATAGATGTTCTCTTCGTCGGCCGGCGTGAAGGTTCTGCCGAGCTCAAGCACCACATCTTGGTGACAGTGTGTGCAATATCCGTACCTTTTCCCTTTTTCTCGGCATGTGAAAAGATAGCGGCTGTATGTCAAGACAGACTCATCAATCCACTTCTCTACCTTTTTCGGCAGGCCGTAAATCGACTTGGCAAAAGCCATTTTTTTTGCGTGCCGATACTGTTCTTCGGTGATTTTCTTCGCTTTTTGTCCCATGTCGCCACCTCACAGCAGATCCGCAAGGTCAAGGCTGATAATGTTGTCGGTCTTCGGCTCTTCGGCGATTTCGTAATATTCGCGGATTGTAGAGAAAATTTGTTCCGGCGTGACCGCGCCGACAAAACAGCCGGGCTTCGGCTTTCCGGTTTTGGGATCCGTCACTTTTTCTTTTTGCTTTTCGGCGATTTCAACCATTTTGTAAAAACAATCATCGAGTTTCTTTTCATCTTTTAAAATCCTTTTCGCGCTGTCGTCGTCTGTTATGATGTTTTCGATTATCCACTGGGCCATATACTTCTCATAGTGGCCGCCCTTTTCGCCCTCGGCGTCGATTTTGGCTATTGCCTTTTTCATCAGTTCTGTCATTTTTCCATTTCTCCTTTAAATCGTGTTGATGTCGAGTTAGCTCGCTGAAAATTGCATTCTATTTTTCGGCAATACTTCTGTCGAATTAGCTCGCTGAAAATTGCATACTAATTTCAAACCGTCGCGCGGTAAATTAGCTCGCTGAAAATTGCGTCCTATTT